GAGCCGGTATCGGCTACGAAAGGGAGGAGCCACGCCTCCATCTTGACCACGTCGCGCATCACGAGCCGCCGCACCACCGGAATGGTCAGCCCTGAGAGCACGGCGATCGACGCGGCAGTCTGCTCATAACGGCCCTTGAGCTTCTCGACCGCGATGCCTGCCTCGAGATCAGGCTCGCGCAGCGTGATCTCGGTGAGCCGGCGCCCGTCCGCCTCGACCGGCACGGAGAGGCGAAACGTCTTCGTTTCGGAGAGATCGGGCTCGGCCTCCGGCTCGGGCTCCGGCGCGATGGATTCGAGCCAGGCCTGAATGGCGCGTGCATCGCGCGTCTTCATTTTGCGGGCTGCGGCGGGCGGCAGGCCGGTGAGGATGGCGAAGAGCTGGATCGCCGCCTCCATGCCCTCGCCCTTGCGCTCGGCGGCGATCCGGTCGCCGAGCTCCGGCTCCCGCACGGTCAACTCCTCCCACGTCTGCCCGCCCTCAGTGATCGGCCGCACGAGACGGATCGTGGTCGTCATCCGCTGCGGCTGTGCGGGCGCAGCCGCCCCCGTCCCTGCCGGCCGCGCCGACTTGGTCGTCTGGTTCATGGTCGGTCCCCTGATTTCCTGTGAATGCGCCGGTTAACACTGCTCGCCAGACCGCATCATCGCCTCACGCAAAGAAAGCGGAGGTGGTCATGAAGTGGGTCAGGCGGGTGATGGAATGCATCACACTGGTATTGCTGATACTGCAAATTGCTGAGCTTCTGAGACAGCTTTTTTGAGCGCTTTCGCTATCCCAGCGGGCGCGGCAGCCAGGGAGCAAGCGCGACCCGGCGCGTTGCGCCGCCCCCGCGGAGCCGGCCCCGGCGCCAGCCGGGATCAGCCGGCGTGAGCGCTAACTGGTTAACAACGCCCGCCTGATATTATCCGTCTGGCTCACGCCGCCGACGCTCACACCGAAGTCGTCGATCTCGAGCACCGGCGACTCGTCGATGTCGAGCTTGAGCGAGTGCACGGAGACCATGTAGTCGGTCTCGGATTTCTCGCCGGGCTGCCAAGCGTTCGGGTTCACCTCGCGCAGGAAGCCGCGCATATAGGCGACGGCCGAGTGCACCGTGCCGTCCTCGTCCACGAGCGCGCCGGTCGCCATGAACTCCTTCTCGACACCCGGCGCCAGGCCAAACAGGCGCAGCGTCTGCGGATCGAAGGCGGTCATCTTGAAGCTCATCTCGAGCTTTTCATAGCCTAGCGCCACGTCGCGCGGCTTCACCATGCCGGCGTTGCGGAACTCGTCCGTCTTCACCCTGAGCTCCGGGATCGTGATCTCGCTCGCCTGCCCGATCTTGTCGACCCGATCGACGAAGATGTTGCAGTTGCGCAGGACGTATCGGAGGGTTTTGTCCATTTTCTAGCTCCTGACATGTGTGGAGGCGGGGAGTGCGTGCGTCAGCCGCCGTCGTGTTGATTGCCGCGCCTCAGGCGCGGGCCGCAGTCGCGGCCTTGGGCACATGCGCGCCGCGTCGAAGATTGGGATAGCGGCTGCCCACGACGCGGCAGCCAGGGAGCAAGCGCGACCCGGCGCGTTGCGCCGCCCCCGCGGAGCCGGCCCCGGCTTCAGCCGGGATCAGCCGGCGTGAGCGCTATTACGCGCTCAAGATGCCGCCCTGGATCTCGCTGATCGTGTCCTGCAGCAGCGTCACGTAGTACTGGATCTCGCGGTGCGCGATGAGGCGGATGTCCTCCATCGGCGCCGGCGGCTCGAACTTGACGGCGAGCGTCACGCGGCCTTGCGCCATCTCCTCGGGCGTGTTCGGCTCCTCGGGCAACCACACGTCGCCGCCCAGAATGGCGCCTTCGGCGATCAGCGTTTTCATGAAGGCGCGGCCCGATTCCACCATGAATTTCAAGTTTGCCTTCGAGAACGGCCGGTCCACGAATTCGAGGTAGGCGTCCTCGATCGCCTCATTGATGAAATCCGCCGTACGCCTAACGGAGATGAACTTCCACAGATCCGCGCCCGTCGCCACGCGGTTGCCCCAGGTGATGAAGCCCTCACCCAGGTTGATGATCGTGTTGACGTGGTTCTCGTTGAGGTAGTTGGCGTGATCGCCATAGCGCACCGGACGCGCGGCACCGAGGATGCCATTAACCGGCTTATTCGACAGAGACCACCAGAAGCCGAGCTGCCGGTCGACTCGGGCCTGTACGCCCACGAAGAAGGCCGAGGACGGTTTGGCCACGCTGGCCTGGAGCTCGGTGTCGAACACCAGCACTTTGGGATCACAGACGTAGATGCGCTGCGAATTGATGGTCTGCCGGAATAGCACGGCCGCCTCGTCGGTCGTATCCGGACCGTCGACGAAGGCGACCGCCCGCACCTTCTCGAACACGCCCTGTAGTTCTGCGACGACCGGATTTGCCACGGTGCCGACGTTGGCCGTGGCCGCCGCAGGTGTTACCGCTTCCGACGAGCCGCCCGAGAACGCCACGAGAGGCGGCGTCAGGCCGTAGCCGTAGCCGGGCTTCGTAATGGCGATCCCAGTCACCTTGCCGCCGGAAAGGAGGGCGAGCGCCTCGGCGCCCTGGCCTGTGCCGCCCGAAATCTCCACCGAGACGACGAACATGTCGCCCGGCTCGAAATCTGTCTCACCAGCAGTGATCGTGAATTGGATGGGCCCCTCGTAAGCCTCTCCCACAGTCGCCGTGCCGATGCGCGTGCCGGCCGGATCCTTCACCGCGAACGTCCCGCTGCCCTCGGCGACGGTAACACACTCGACCGTGTAGCCGCCCGGCACCACGCCCGTATCGTAAGCCGGAGTTGCAAGGGTGAGCGTGCCGTCGCCGGTATTGCCTGATGCAGCCGTGCTGCTCACCTCGATGGTGGCGTCGGCTGGGTAGATGTGCACCGTCGGCGCGCTCGTGTAATCGGCGCCGGCTTGCGTAACGTTGATCGATGTCACGCCGTCCGTCGCAAGGGAGCTGGTGAAGCCTGGCACTGCGACAAGCCGAGGCTTCAGCTTGCGTCCGTAAAGCGACTCGCATTTGAGGAGCGCGTGCACACCAGAGAGGGCCGCCTGGTCGCCCACCAGATTGGCGAGCGTCTCCGCGGGCGTGCCCCCTTCCGCGACGCGGATAATGTAAAGGTAGGTGGCAATCTGATCGAAAACGGCGTCAGCCGCCTGCTTGAGCGTGCCGCTGTTGCCCAGCGCCGAAAGCTTCGAGAACTCGCTCATGCCCTTGATGAGCACCGGCGTGTTGAGCGGGAACACGCTCTCGTCGGCATCGGGCGCCGTGCCGATGAGCGCAACGACCGCCGATTGCGCCGTACGGATGAGTACCGGCGTTTCCGCCGACTCGAAAACGCGTGTGCCGTGATGGAAGGCGAGGTCTGCCATGTGGATCCTCCAGCAGAAAAAAGCCCGCCGGAGGGCCGGCAGGCCTCAGAGATCGGGTTGTCGGTGGGTGTGAGTTGGGTGGCGCTCTTACGCGAAATCAGCTATTCGACGGCCAATCGGCCTGATCGATTTCCTCGAATGTCGTAATGGTCGGCGGTCAGCCGGAATGCGGCAGCTAGTCCGCCATCCAATACTTGTCGTCTGTGTAATCCTCGGGAATCGGATCCATCTTCTGCAACGCGAACGATGCATGCCAGATCGGCTGCCGGAACGCCCCGGCTGCGATCAGAATGGCGTTCCACTCGAGCGCCGTGACCTCAGCCGGACCCGTATTCGTGTCAATGCCAATAGTGGTGGTCGTGTCTCCAGCATTGATAAGGGCTTGGGCAAACTTGGTCACCTCATCCCAGCCGATCATATCCTCCGGCGTTGTGCCGATGCGATGAACGCCGCGCTGATCGCCGAAATCGTAGTCGAATCCCAGCGCCAAGCGGCGCGCTCGCTCGGCAAGCACGTCATTTATGGTAGGAGGCTGCGGCTCTGGTTCCGGATCGGGGATTTCCTCGACGGTGATGCCACGATCCTGCAGATCGTCTGGGGTAGCACGGGCGAGCCAGTTGCGCGGGTAATTGATGCCGTCAAGCTCGAATGCTTGGCCTTGGGTGAGCTGGCGGTTGTCGGGGAGGGTGTAGACAAGGGGCATGATGCCTCCTTAGAGACTAATGTGTGGATCTCACCAGAACAGACGGGGGGAGCTATGTCGCCCATCTTCACCTTTTGGTCTTTTTCGCCAATGACTTACATTGAGCGCATGTGTCTCGCGTCCATGGTGGCCGCAGGACATCCTGTATCCCTCTACTCCTACGACGACATCCCGGATCTCCCGACCGGCGTGGCACTTAAAGACGCCTCCGAGGTTCTGCCGCGCTCTCGCGTGATCCAGCACCGGAAAACAGGAAGTTGGGCGCTGTTCAGCGACATCTTCCGATATGAGGGCCTGCGCCGCGGCCTCGGCATCTGGTGCGATGCCGACGTTCTGCTTCTCAGGAGCTTGGAAGGACTAGGCGACCACATCGTCGGCTGGGAGAGCAAGCAATACGCCGGCAACGCCGTGCTCCTGCTCCCGCCCGATAGTCCGTTTCTTGCCCAAATGCAGCGGATCGTCAGCGCCCGCGTTCCGTTCGTACCGTACTGGAGCCCCCGTAAGGTTCTCCAGCAGGCGCTTCTGAGGCGGCCACTACAGGACCTCCCCCGCAACGTCATCGGGCCGCCGGCGATCACGCACTATGCCAAGAACGCCGGATTGCCAATTCAGCCAGCCGACGTTCTGTTCCCGATTCCCTACGAAAGGTGGCGCGCGCCACTTATCCCTGGCTACCCGGTGGAAGACTTGCTGACCGAGCGCACCCGCGCTGTTCATCTCTGGAACACCGTGCTGCTGGAGTTCCGCGACGGGCCGCCGCCTGCCGGCTCCTTTCTTGCCCGTATGTGCGATAGGTTTCTTGGTGAAATCCAGACACACGTCGCTGCGGTCTAGGGCCTGTAGACATTCATGACGGAAGGGATTCCGTGAGGGGCCGAAATTTGATTCAAGGCTGAAAAATGGAGATCAGCCTTGATTCGCATGGTTCTGACTGACGAGCAATG